CTGGCAATCCAGGTAACATAGGATCACAATGGGTAAGAGAAATGTTTGTAGATCCAAGTGAACCTAATAAGACATTTGAGATTTCTATTAACACACCTACAGGTGTAAGAAAAATTACAAGAAGATTTATACCAGCTAAGCTTCAAGATAATCCATCCTTGATGCAAACAGATGATTACTATGTCATGTTAGCATCTTTACCTGAAGTTCAGCGTAGACAATTTTTAGATGGAGATTGGGATGCTTTTGATGATTCATCTTTTCCAGAATTTAAAAAGGATACACATGTTGTCGAACCTTTTGAGATTCCTAAAGGTTGGTATCGCTTTCGTGCTGCAGACTGGGGTTATAGTTCTCCTGCTTGTTGCCTTTGGTTTGCTATTGATTATGATAACAATCTTTGGTGCTATAGAGAATTATACACAACGAAACTAACTGCAGACGTATTTGCTAGAAAAGTTTTAGAATTAGAACATGGTGAGCATGTTGCTTATGGAGTTCTAGACTCAAGTACTTGGGCTAAACGTGGAGACATTGGACCAAGTATTGCAGAGACTATGATTCAAGCTGGATGTAGATGGAGACCATCCGATCGTTCTCCTAAATCTAGAATCAGTGGAAAACTAGAAGTGCATAAACGACTTTCGATTAATTCTGATACAAAAGAACCAGGACTTAGAATTTTTTCTACATGCCGTAACTTAATACGAACTTTAGGAACATTACCTATTGATAGTAATAATCCTGAAGATGTAGATACAAAGGCAGAAGATCATGCATATGATGCTTTACGATATGGTTGTATGAGTAGACCTTTACATCCAGGGTATGCTAAAGCTTTTAATAATAATTATGGATCTAACTTCATACCAGTAGATACCAAATTTGGATACTAGGAGAATATACTATGCCAATGGTAGGAAATAAAAAATTTCCCTATACAAAAAAGGGAAAAGCTGAAGCAAAAAAAGCCGCTAAAAAAAGTGGAAAGAAAATGAAATCTAAATACTAATATGCCACTTACAGCTAAAGGAAAAAAAATTAAGAAAGCTATGGAGAAACAGTATGGTGCCAAAAAAGGTGAAGCTGTTTTTTATGCAACAGAAAATAAAGGGAAGTTGAAAGGTGTCACTAAAGCGAAAAGTAAAAAAACTTCCAGAAAAAAATAAAAAAAATTTTCCATACAAACTAGTCAAAGTCTGGTGGGAAGATATTGTTTCAGACTCATCTTGGAATGATATTGTAGATATTAAAAAATTACAAACAGCTATATGCTGTAGCGTTGGATGGTTAGTATATCAAGACCAATTTAAAGTTACTCTCATGGCTGATTTTAGTTTTGAACAAAACGAAGATATTAAACAAGGTGGGTCAACAACAACGATACCCACAAAAAATATATTAAAAGTAAAACCAATCAAAGAATAATAGGAGAAAACCCCATGCCTAAAAAAAAGAAAGAAGAAACATTATTAGATATTGTTGATAGAATGGAAGAAGATTTACAAAAAATTCGTGATAAAGCTTTAGAATCTGAAGACGAAGAGTTTGAAGAGGATGAAGATTTTGATGATGATAATGAAGAGGAGGACGAGGACTAATGGAAAAATCATTTAATCCAAAAGCTAAAATAACTCAAGGTCAATTAAGTACAGCTGCTGATGGTAAACAACCCAATCAACCAGCTGTCAATATTGACTTTACTAAAGATGCACCTGGCAAATATGAATCTGAAAACTATTTAAAGGATATTAACTATCCTTCTAAATCAGGATCAGAACATATGCAAGCTAGTCTTTTTAGTTTAGCTGATGAAAAAGATTACTAATTTACTAATTATAATATTAATAATGGCTGATCTACCACCAAAAAAACCAGTACAGTTTACTCGAACTTATCAAGTATTAAAAGAAGTAGAAGAAAATCCTTATGCATTTGAACCTGAAACTTTTAAAACTATACGAAGTAATCTACAGGAAAAAATAAAACGATATACTAATTTATCTGGCAAGCCAGTTAAAGTACAAGATTAATAAACAGGAGAAAACATCATGATGAAAAAAATAAAGCACGGAGAATTATCTACTGCTGCTGAAGCTAAAACTATGAAAGAAAAGATGTCTATGGATCCTAACAAAAAAGTCATGCAGGGTGATATGACTAAAGGTGAATATCCAAAAAACAAATCTAAGTCTGGCGTAGATGCTTCTATTTTTAAAATGGCAGACGAAAGAGATTACTAATTTAAACTAATAGTATAATGGCTGACGATAAACAACAAGACTCATATCACGGTAATAATCTTGTTGGTCATATTCGTAGTAAGTTTCAAGAATCAGAAACTTCTAAGATATATGATGAGAAACGATGGTTAAAAGCTTATAGAAACTATAGAGGTATCTATGGTCCTGAAATGGCTTTTCGTGATAATGAAAAATCTAAAGTATTTGTAAAAATTACAAAGACTAAAGTTCTTGCTGCGTTCGGTCAAATTATTGAAGTATTATTTTCTCAAGGTAAATTTCCATTAGGAATTAAACCAACTCCTGTTCCAGAAAATTCTGCTGAATATGCTAGATTAAATCCTCAAGCACAACAAGAAGAAGAGGAATTACCAAAAAATTTAGAAGCAAAAGATATTTATGGTTATGTAGGTGATGGTAAAACTATTCCCCCTGGAACAACTGCTTCTGATTTATTAAGAACTTTAGCTGTTGATTATGAAAAGTTAGGTTTTGAAGAGGGGTCTTCTATTCAAGGTGAACCTCAAATTGAACCAGCTAACATGGCTGCAGAAGCTATGGAAAAATTAGTTCATGATCAATTAGAAGAATCTAAAGCTGTTACTATTATGCGTCATACTTTTTTTGAAATGGCGTTAATGGGTACAGGAATTATTAAAGGTCCATTTACAAATACTAAAACATATCATAGTTATGATAGAGTTGAAGATGTAAATATTTATGTAGCAAAAGAAAAAACAGTTCCAAGTATTGAAGCTGTATCTTGTTGGGATTTTTATCCAGATCCAAATGCTACGAATATTGATGATTGTGATTATGTAATTCAAAGACATAGTTTTAATAAACAGCAATTAGCTGATTTAAAAAAGAAACCTATGTTTGATGAAGAGGCTGTTGAAACATGTTTACAAGAAGGACCTAACTATCAAGTACGAGGGTATGAATCTTCACTATATGATAGAGAAAATATTACTAGTATTTATAAAAATAGATTTGAAGTTTTAGAATATTGGGGTATTCTTGATGCAGATATTGCTAGAGAATGTGGATTAGAAGTTGAAGATGATATGGACTTTGTTCATGTCAATGTGTGGATATGTGGTAATCATATTTTACGATTAGTAGAAAATCCATTTACTCCTAAACGAATTCCTTATTTAGTGTGTCCATATGAAGTTAATCCTTATCAATTCTTTGGAGTTGGTATTGCAGAAAATATGGAAGACTCACAACAAATTATGAATGGTCATGCTAGAATGGCTATTGATAATTTGGCATTAGCAGGTAACTTAGTATTTGATGTTGATGAAACTATGCTAGTACCTGGTCAGGATATGAAAGTATTTCCTGGTAAAATATTTAGAAGACAGAGTGGTCAAACAGGTCAAGCTGTTCATGGATTAAAGTTTCCCAATACTGCTGTAGAAAACTTACAAATGTTTGATAAGTTTAGACAACTAGCAGATGAATCAACAGGTATACCATCATATTCACATGGTGCTACTGGTATTCAATCTACAACTAGAACTGCTTCTGGTATGTCTATGTTGATGGGTGCTGCAGCATTAAGTATTAAAACAGTTATAAAAAATATTGATGATTACCTCTTGAAACCCCTAGGTGAAGCATTATATCATTGGAACATGCAATTTAATGATGATGCTCCAGAAATAAAAGGAGACTTAGAAGTTAAAGCTGAAGGTACTTCTTCGTTAATGCAAAAAGAAGTTAGATCACAAAGACTAATTACTTTTATGCAAACAGCTTCAAATCCTTCATTAGCACCTTTTGTAAAATGGAACACATGTCTTAAAGAAATTGCTAAATCATTGGATATTGATCCAGAACAACTAATCAATGATCCTGAAAAAGCAGCAATCTTTGCAAACATAATGGGAATGGTAAATGGAAATCAAACTAATAGAGCCTCTGCTGGAGGACAAAATCAAATGGCAACGCCTGGAGGAGTTCCTGTTGGAGCTTCGCCAACAGATACATCAGGAGTTGGAGGTGGCAACATCGGAACAGGTAATGTACCGATGCCAGGGGAAACTGGCTTTAGTGCGGCAGCTACTCAACCTACAGGAAGCACACAAACGCAATAAGGAATAATATATGGCATATACACTTAAACAAGATGCAAATGGTTTATATACGTTAGATACACAAGATGTATTTAAATCAACACCTGCACAAAAATTTAATGCATCTGAGTTTGAAGCGTATACTCCAACACAAAAAACAGAATTAGTAGGTGGTACTGACTTAGGTGAGCAAACTAAAAAAGTTATGCGAGAAATGCCAGGTCAAATTCAAACGATTACCGATCCAGAAACAGGTGAAGTTAAAACAGTTCAAAAGGGTGCTGGTGAAGTTGAAATAGAACAAAAACCTATTACAAGTTTAACAACAGCGACTGGTGCTGCAGTTACTCCAGAAACAGCATTAGATAAAGTTTCTAGAATTATGCAACAGTTTCCATCAGGACAAGCTGGTGGAGGATTTAATGCAGATGAATACTTTAATAGAATTGAACAAATTCAAAAGAGTCAACAAAAAGCAGAATTAACCAATAGATTAATTGGTGGTGCATTTGACTTAGGTATTAATTATTTAAAAAGTAGTATGGGTGGATTTAGTACAGGTGGAATTACATCTAGTACAGCTTCATCCTTTACTCCATTATCAGGTGGTGCATATGCTCCTTCAGGTGCTGGTGGTTTTTTTGCAAGTCCAGCTGGTGGTGGTATATTATCTGCTGGTGCAACTTTATTATCTGGTGGAAGTCCTAAGCAAGCAGCAACTACAGGAGTTGGTACAGCTATTGGAACTGCAGTAGGTGGACCTATTGGTGGTGCAATTGGTGGTGCGATAGGAAGTGTTATTGGATGTTTCTTACCAGATACATTAATTAAAATGGCTGATGGTTCAGAAAAGAAAATTATAGATATTGACATTAAAGATAATCTTGAAGTTGGTGGATTAGTATTTGCAACAGGTAAGTTTTTAATTAATAATTTATTTGATTATAAAGGAATTAAAGTTTCAGGAGAACACTTAGTTAATGAAAGTGGTAAATGGTTAAAGGTTAAACAAAGCCAATTTGCTAAATCACTAGGTAATGACGAACATATAGTTTATACATTAGGCTCACAAAATAGAAGAATACTAATTAATAATATATTATTTACAGATTACTTTGACTTTGAAGAGCAGAAGACGTTGGCAGCTTAATCAAGATTATCCAACTTTAAAACAATGGTTTAAAGACCATCAATGGGAATCACCTATTCCTAAAGATATTTTACCAGAACTTGGAATTATCATTGATGATATATGTGCTGCTGGATTATATACCGATAAAAGTTCTACATTAGGATATATGTATGGTATATTTTCAAATCCTAATATTCCTAAATTAACATTATTTAAATCAATGAAAGAATGTTTTGAAGGAATAAAAGAACTAGCAAAAGAATTAAATTTAAAATATATATATACAACAACAGGTGAAATGGCATTACATAAATTATATAATAATCATTTACACTTGACAAAATTAGAAACTACGATACAATCATATATTATAGATTTAAATAATACAAACAAAAATTTAGATTGGATATCAGAATAATATGGCAATAGGACCAAGCGGAAAACCTACAACAACAGGAATGATGGATCAAAAACCATCAGTACCTGCAGCACCAGACTTACGTGCTTTAGGTAAAGGTCAACCTAGCCCACAACCTCAGGCTGCACCTACACCTGCACCTACAGAAAAACCTGTAAGTGATTTAAAAAGACAATTTCCAGAATCAAGTGATATGGAATTAGAGTTTGCCGAAAGAGCAAAAAATTTAACAGATGAAGATACTGCATCATTAGTCACTGTATTATCTCCATCTGTTAGAAAAGCATTAGAAAAAATTATACCAGAGTTTAAACCTTTAATGGATGCTTATGGTACTAATGAAGCTAATGTAGTTATACCAATATCTATAGCAAGTAAATATGCTATGGCAAAGTATAACACTAACAATCCAGAAGAAGCATTACAGACAATGACAACTGATTTATTAGCATTATCTGAGATGCAACCAGCTGGACCGATGGAACAACAACAACAAACAACTGTGCCACCTAGTCAACCTATGGCTCCTCAGCCACAAGGTTTAATGACTAGCCCACAAAATATGGAACAAGTATAAGAGCTACCCTTATCCATAAGGCACTCAACCCAAGAGGTAAAAATAATGGAAGAAGAAAATAATGTTCAGGAAACTGAACAAGAACTTGAAGCTACTGAAGAAACTCAAGAAGTAAAAAAGGAAGTTAAGCTTCCCAATCAAAATCCTTATCACAAAAATCATGGTGAAGATGATGATGAAACAAAAGCTTTTCTTTCTGGTAAACTTTCTAAATATCATCAGGAGCAGAGAGACAAGAAGGCAAACACAGCAACCGAACAGAAGGACACCGATGCGTCTGAAGAAACTGCAGACTCAACAGACACCAAGGCTACTCCTATCGCTGAACGCCCTGTAACTGCTGAAGATAAAGTCTTTAAGAAACGTTATGACGATTTGAAAAGACATTATGATTCTACTATTTCAAAACATAAAGATGAACTTCGTCAATTACGAACTCAGTTAGAATCAAGTACTAAACAATTTGTTCCTCCTAAATCTAAAACGGAATTAGATCAATGGAGAAAAGAATATCCCGATGTTTATGAAATGATTGAAACCATTGCAATGAACAAGGCAGATTCAAGAGCAAAAGAAGTTGAAGAAAAATATCAATTTCTACAATCTCAACAAGAACAAATTGCAAGGGAAAAAGCTGAAGTAGAACTTTTAAAACTACATCCAGACTTTAATGAACTTCGACAAAAAGAAGAATTTCATGAATGGGCTGGTAAGCAAGATCCTGTTATACAAAGTTGGCTGTATGAAAATACATCTAATGCGTCATTAGCTGCTAGAGCTTTAGATCTATATAAAATGGATGCAGGCATTAGTAAGTTAAACAAACAGGAAAAAGCAGATGTAAAAAAAGAAGCTGCTAAAGCTGTAACCAAAACTAAGAAAAGTACTGATACTGATATGCCAAAGAAAAAAGTTTGGACTATCGGTGAGATTTCTAAATTGAAACCTCACGAATATGAGAAGTATGAGAAAGATATTGATCTTGCACGTTTAGAAGGTAGAATTACACAATAAACCTTAAACTAAACTAACTACTTAACATAGGAGATAAATAATATGGCTTTTGGTAGTGCTGGTGGATATGGAAACTTACCTTCAGGTAATTTCACTCCACAAATTTTTAGCCAAAAGGTTCAAAAATTCTTCAGAAGAGCATCAGTGGTAGAAGATATTACTAACACTGACTATGCTGGAGAAATTGAAAACTTTGGTGATACTGTTAAAATAATAAAAGAACCTACAATCACTGTACAAGATTATGCGAGAGGTACAGCTGTTTCTACTCAAGATTTAGCTGACGATCAAATTACTCTTATCGTTGATCAAGGTTCATACTTTGCTTTCAAAGTAGATGATATTGAAGAAAGACAATCTCATGTAAACTTTGAAGCACTTGCAACTTCTTCAGGTGCATACTCATTGAAGAAGAACTATGACTACAATGTATTAAAATACATTTATGACAATGCTTCTACTTCATCTGGTAACACTGGAACAGATGCTTCTCCATTAACTGGTACAACTAACTCTAACACGTTAGCTGATATCGTTTCTGCAGCAAAATCTGTTTTGGATCAAAATGATGTTCCAGAAGAAAATAGATGGTTGGTTGCTTCACCTAAATTTTTCCAACAGCTAAGAAAAGCTGATGCGAAATTAGTTGACCAATCAGTAATGATGGACGGTGGTGCATCACAAATCAGAAACGGTAAAATGACTGACAGACCATTATTTGGTTTTAACATGTATATGTCAAATTCTATCGTTAATGGTGGTGCTGGTTCTGCTGCAAACAAGACATTCTCATCAACTAACTCTGGTGAGTACATATTCTTATATGGACATATGTCTTCTGTTGCAACTGCTAACCACATTGCTAAAACTGAATTAATCAGAGACCCTGATTCATTCGCAGACATCGTGAGAGGCTTACACGTTTTTGGAAGAAAAGTTCTAAGAACTGAAGCTGTTTACTCAGGTGTTGTAACTTTATAATCGTAGGAGGATATAAACAATGACTGCTTATAATAGTTCTAATACAAATAGAATACTTAAAGCATCTTCAGATGCTGTAAGAGTTATGTCAGAAGTTGTAGATTTTTCTTCTACAACTAATGCTGCAACTGATACTTTTGATGTTATCGGTATTCCCGCTAACACAATGGTAATCGCTGCTGGCTGTGATGTATTGACTGCTGATACTGCTGGAAACAGTGGTACATTAGCTGTTGGTGATAGTTCAGGTGCTGCGGTATACGTAGCAGCTGCTGCTCCAACTGCAACTGGTCAAATGACTTTAGTTGATGACTCTAAAGCTTATTCATCTGGTGATGACATCAGATTAACTGTAGCTACTGGAGCAATTAATGCTAAAGTTAGAGTATGGGCAACTATGATTTCACTTGATAAAGGTGGAACAGACGCTGATACTGACACACAAACAGTAACTTTTAGTTAATATATAGAAATTCTTGGGGGGATTAAGTTCCCCCCTTGAGTACTTGGAATGCCATATGGGTTCCATTTTATAACTCGCTTCAACAAGGAGATAAAAAATGACATTAAATATGTTACCTTTATTTAATTCACTTACAGTAGGATTTGATTCTATGTTTGATGAATTATCAAAATTACCAACTTCAACTTTTCCACCGTATAATATACAGAAAGTAGAAGATGGAAAATATAAAATTACTTTCGCAGTTGCAGGTTTTACAAAACAAGACATTGATGTAAGCTGCAAGGAAAATACTTTGAAAGTATCAGGCAAGGTAGAAATGCCAAAAAACGCTGATTACTTATACAAAGGTATTGCTGAAAGAGCTTTTAACCAATCTTTTAAATTAGCTGATTACACTACTGTAGTTGGTGCTGAAATGAAAGATGGTCTACTTCATGTAGAATTAGAGCAGGAATTACCTGAATCTAAAAAAGAAAAAAAAGTAAATATTAAGTAATTAATATAACAAAGGATCCCATCAACTTATGGCAACAACCTATTTGCAATTAGTAAATAGAACTCTTCGTGAGTTAAATGAAACAGAACTAACTTCAGGAACTTTTGCAACTAGCAGAGGTGTTCAAACTGCAGTTAAAGATTTTGTTAATAAATCTATTCATGACATTTACAACGAAGCAGGTGAACTTCCTATACTCTATACAGAGACTACACAACAAACTTATGTTGGTCAACAGGAATATGCTTTACCTGCAAATATGCGTAAAGTTGATTGGGATTCTTTTCTTATTAGTTCTGGTGAATTATTAACTAATCCTGAATTTACTTCTAGTATTAGTAACTGGACAACTTCATCTGGTTCTCCAAGCTATTCATCTAACGGTAATGGTAGAATATTATTAAATAATTCTGCAGTATATCAAGCTATTAGTACAGTTAAAAATAGACAATACAGAATACAAGTTAGATTAGTAGATACTTCATCATCTGGTTCAAGTTTAAAAGTACAAGTAGGAACATCTGCTGGTGATACTACAAATTTAAATACTACTGTATCGGTAACTAATACAGGCGAAGGTAATGTTTTAGATACCACTTTTACAGCTACAGCTTCTACGACTTATATTACACTAGATAATGATTCAACAGATAATTTAGAAGTGGATTATGCTAGAGTAAGAGATAATACTTTAGTTCCAACTAAATTAACTTTTATAACTTATGATGCCTTTTTACAAAATAGAAAACCAACTGATGATAGACCAGGGGATGATTCTTTTGATAAGCCTGTGTCTGTATATCGAAAGCCTGATTATGGGTATTTTGGCTTAACACCAATACCTGATAGAAGTGATTATGTAATTAAATATGGGTACTATACTACTCATACAGATTTATCTGCTTATGGTGATACTATTAGTTTACCTGATAGATTTTCACCATTAATTATTGATAGATGTAAATATTATACTTACATGTTACGATCTGATCCACAACATGCACAATTAGCAGACAGAGATTATCAAAGAAAATTAAGATTACTACAAGTTGATTATGCTTCACCTCAAGATTATATGCGAGATGACAGAGTATTATCTGGTAGTGTTAATGTACAGTTTATATAAATGAAAAGAGAAGAAAATAAATACAGAGAAGATAATTTAGATTATTCATCTAAAAAGAAAACTAATATTGAACTTGCAAAATTAACTAAAGAACAAAAAGCAGTTATCAATAAAAAAAAGAAAATAGCAGATATGATGGGAGAATCTATTGATATTAATCAGATTTTAAATAATCCAGGATTTAAAGCATTAGGTGATCCTAAAGAACCAGCAACAGAACAAGATATAAAGGAGTTCTTATGAAACGAGATGAAATGAAAATGATAGAGGATAATATTAACTATCGCATGAATAGAGATAGTAAAAGAGAATCCAATGGTATGCAAGTAGCTAGTGGTGATAAAGGACCAGGAATTTCTGCTAGAGAATTAGCAGATATGCCAGGTACAACTATTAAAGATAAAATTGAAAAAGCACTAGGAATTACTATTGGTGTAGATATGCCTCTAGAACAAGCTATTAAGTTATTACAAGAAAATAAAAAACAGTAAAGGGTAAATAATGCCAACAACAGATTTAATATCACCTTATGTTGTTAGCTGTGCTGGAGGATTAGTCTTAAACAAAGACGTATTTTCTATGCAACCTGGAGAAGCATTACAGCTTCAAAATTTTGAACCAGACATTGAAGGTGGATATAGAAGAATTAATGGTACAGTAAAATATAATACTAATATTGTACCACAAGTTGCATTATCAACTGAACGAGTTGTTATGTCTTCTGTATTTAATGGTCAAATTTATGCAGGTCGTGGTGGAAGTATTTACAGAGCAACAGATTCATCTGCATGGACATCTGTAACTACAGGATTGGTTACACCAACTCTTAATTATAATTTTAGAATTATTAATTTTAATGGTACTGAAAAATTAATTATTTGTACAGGTGTAGATCAATATGCATTAAGTATAGATACAAGTAATACTGTAACTACATTTAATGGAACGAATGCACCACAATATCCTAAATATGTAGAAGTATTTAAAGATCATATATTTTATGCAGGTATGACTTCTAATCCAGAAGAAGTTATATTTTCAGAACCATTTAATGAAGATGGATTTTTAAATGCAAATGGTGCTGGTAGTTTTAGAGTTGATACTGAAATTGTAGGACTTAAAGTATTTAGGGATGTTTTATATGTTTTTGGTAAAGATAAAATATTTAAACTTGCGGGTTCATCTAAATCAGATTTTGTAGTTCAACCTGTTACTAGACAAATTGGTTGTTTGGATGGTGGGTCTATTCAGGAATTAGCAGGAGATATTATATTTCTTGCACCAGATGGATTACGAAATATTGCAGGTACAGATAAAATTGGTGACGTTGAATTAGGTTCAATCTCTAGACAAATACAAGCAAGAATTGATGAAATAGGTTTTGATAATATTACCTCATTAGTTATTCGTGATAAATCACAATATAGATTATTCTATCCTGCTACAGCGGGAGCAGAAAATTCATCAGAAGGAATTATTGCTGTATTAAAAGCAAATCCAAATACAGGTTCTGTTGGATTTGAATATGCAGATTTAAGAGGAATTAAACCATCATGTGTTGATTCTGAATTTACAACAAATGAAGTTGAACTTTCAGTTTATGGTGGTTATGATGGTTACATCTATAAATTTGATGTAGGTAATGTAATTACAAGAGCAAGTAGTACAAGTAAAATTATAGCAACCTACCGTTCTCCAGATATGGTTATGGGAGATCCTGGCGTTAGAAAATATATGCAAAGGGTTAATTTAAATTATAGAGGAGAAGGTCAAAACGTAGATGCAAAGTTATCATTACGATATAACTATGATGATGTAAACTCACCTCAACCAACTAAAATAGATATAACAGAAGCTGGAGGTGCAGCAATTTATGGAGTATCCAGTTATGGTACAGCCGTTTATGGATCATCAGGTGTTCCATTAATTAGACAATCAGTTGAAGGTTCAGGGTTTGCAGTTGCAATTAAAATAGATGATACAGAAAGTGCAGATGTAATATCCATTAAAGGATTTCAATTAGAATTTACCCCAGGAGGAAGAAGATAATATGGCAGAATATGCAAGTAGACAGAGTACATTTACAACAGGTGATATCATTGAAGCAGCACATGCTAATGATGAATTTGATGCAATACTCGCAGCATTTAATGCAAGTACAGGTCATAAACATGATGGTACTGCAGGCGGAGGATCCTATGTTCCAGTTGTTGCTGACTCTGATGCTAATAATAAATTTGTAGCAGATACTTCAAATAATCGTTTTGGATTATTTGTTGAAGTTACAGGTTCGCCTGTTGAACAGGTAAGATTTCAAGATGGTGCTATTGTACCCGTTACGGATAATGATATTGATTTAGGTACTGCTTCTTTAGAATTTAAAAATGCATATTTTGATGGTACTGTAACTTTAGATGGATTAGTTATAGGTGCCGCTACAGCTATTACAGATATTGATACAGATTTAACTTCAGTATCTGCTAGCGATGATACATTAGCTTCTGCTAAAGCTATTAAAACATATATTGACTCCCAAGTTACTGCACAAGATTTAGATTTCCAAGCTGATACAGGCGGTGCTTTATCTATTGATTTAGATATTGAAACATTAACACTTACAGGCGGAACTGGAATAGATACTTCAGGGTCTGGTAATACAGTCACATTCGCAATTGATAATACAGTTGTTGCTACACTTACAGACTCTCAAATACTTACAAATAAAACATTAACAACTCCAGTTATTTCAAGTATCGTAAATACTGGAACTTTAACTTTACCTACCTCAACAGATACTATAGTAGGTCGTGCAACTACAGATACACTCACAAATAAAACTATAGATGCTAATGGCACAGGTAATAGTATTACCAACCTTGAAGTAGCTGACTTTGCTTCTGGTGTAGTAGATACAGATTTAACTTCTGTTTCAGCATCAGATGATACTTTAGCTTCAGCAAAAGCAATTAAAGCATATGTTGATTCCAATGTTACTACAGGTATTGATATTGACTCTTTAACTGATGGAACTGCAATTACAGTTGCAGGAACTGATTTATTAGTACTATCCGATGCAGGAACTGAAAAGAAAATTTATGTATCTCAAATTGATACTTATGTATCTTCTAGTTCACAAACATTAACAAATAAAACAATTGATGCGAGCCAATTATCAGGAACAGTTGCAAATGCAAGATTAGATACAGAATTACAAGCTTTAGCTGGACTAACTTCTGCTGCTGATAAAGGTATTCAATTTACAGGTTCAGGTACAGCAGGAACTTTTGATTTAACAACTGCTGGTAAAGCATTACTTGATGATGCTGATGCATCAGCACAAAGAACAACATTAGGATTAGGTACTGCTGCTACATTAAATGTAGGAACAGGTGCAAATAATATAGTACAATTAGATGGTTCTGCCAAATTACCTGCAGTAGATGGAAGTCAATTAACTGGATTAACAGGTGCTAGTGCTGGGTTTGCTGTAGCTATGGCAATTGCCCTATAACCTATTGACTTTTTAACGAATAACGATATAATATAATATAAGGAGACTAAACAAATGGCACAGGATTTTGAATCAACTGGCTCACAAATCACAAACTCAGAAACTACCCTATTAACTGCGGATTCTGATGATGCTGTTATTGGTTTAAGACTAACCAATATTACAGCAGCAACAGTCACTGTAGATGTCTATATAGACAAAGGGGGTTTAGGAACTGATAGATACATTGCCAAAGACTTAAGCATTCCACCTGCAAGTTCAGTAGAACTGATTCAAGGCGGTGCTAAAGTGGTATTGCAAAACGCAGATGTACTCTATGGGTTATCAAGTGCAGCAACAAGTGTTGATGTGTGGTTAAGTAGAGTTGATAGTATTAGTACATAGGAGATAATATGGCAGAAGTAAATGGAACAATATATGTTGGTGATAAACCTGCATCTGAGGATATATATCATCATGCAGCAGTTATGGATCAAAATATGACAATTGAATCTGCAGTCCTTGCAGGTCCAGTTACTTTCACTAATACCGTAACTGTAACAGGGACATTGGTAATATTATAATGAGTAAAATTGAAGTCGATACAGTCGCTCCACAATCGGGAACTACTTTAGTTGTTGGCGAGTCAGGTGATACAGTTAATTTATCTAATGCAACTGTAACGCTTCCAACAGGAACAACAGATTTAGTCAATGACACCACTCCACAGTTAGGTGGTGCGTTAGATATTAACTCACAAGAAATTACAGGTAGTTTAATACCTTCAACAACAGATACTTACGATTTAGGTTCTGCATCAAAAATATGGGCAAATATCTATACAGGAGACTTAAATTTAAATAACGAAGCAAAAGGTGCTAATGATATTGATGGCACTACAGGTTCTTGGACGATTCAAGAGGGTGCTGACGATCTTTATTTACTTAATAACAAATCAGGTAAAAAATATAAGTTCAAACTAGAGGAGATTTAATAATGGCTTTTATCTCTAGTGGAACAACCATCTTAGACAATGGTGCATTTAGTGTTGGATTGGGTGGTTTAGTTTTATTATCAGAACAAACTGCATCAGCTTCAGCATCAATAGAGTTCACAAGCGGTATTGATAGCACCTATGATGTTTATAAGTTTGAGTTTATTAATATTCACCCAAGTGCTGATGGTGCAAATTTAATGATTAATTTTTCTACAGATGGTGGTTCAAACTATAATGTAACTAAAACTACAACTAGATTTTATGCTTATAATGGTGAAACTAGCGGTTTTACATTATTAGGTTATTTAACTGGTGTAGATTTAGCACAAAGTACAGCAGACCAAGAATTTATTAGAGGAATAGGAAGTGATAATGATCAAGCTGGGGTTGGAATTTTACATTTGTTTAATCCTTCTAGCACAACTTATGTAAAACATTTTATAGGAAGAAGTTCTACAGCACAAGCTAGTGATTATGCTGAAGATGATTATCTTGCTGGATATGCCAATACCACATCAGCAATTAATGCTGTTCGTTTTCAAATGAGTTCAGGTAACATAGACGCTGGAACAATTAAAATGTATGGGATAAAAGGATCATAATATGGCAGTAGTATCAGGCGGAACAACTTTAATAGACAATGGTGCTTTAGATGCTGGAGTATCAACAGGATCACTTATTTTATTATCTACGCAAACCGCAAGTAGTTCAGCTTCCTTAAGTTTTACATCAGGAATAGATAGTACCTATGATTCCTATGTGTTTAAGTTTATAGATATTCACCCAGAAACAAATAATAGTCAATTTTCAGTTAATTTTAGAGATGGTGGAAGTTTGTATGATGCAATAAAAACCACAACTCATTTTAGAGCTTTTCAGGATGAAGCTGGTACATCTACAAGTTTAACATACTCAAGTACTTTAGATTTAGCACAAAGTACAGGAATACAACCTATTTCTGGGAATATGAGTAATGATAATGATAGTGGTGTTAGTGGGGAATTACATTTGTTTAATCCTAGTTCCACTACCTATGTTAAACATTTTATTAGCAAAGTAAATTATCAAGGTAGTGCGTATTCTATTAATGGATATGTTGCTGGTTATTGTAATGTTGCTGTAGCAATTGATGGTGTTCAATTTTCTTTTAGTTCTGGAAACATTGATGATGGCATCATCAAAATGTATGGAGTAAAATAATGGGATTAATATCTAACGGAACTACAATCTTTGATAATGGTGCGATGGCATCAGGTTTTGGTGGAGATTTAATATTTATTTCTAGTGCTACTGCTTCATCTTCTGCTAGTATAGAATTTTCATTGGGGAGTTATAAAGAGTATAAGTTTTTCTTTGTGAATATACACCCACAAACTGATGATGTTAGTTTTGATTTTAATTTAAGTACAGATGGTGGTTCAAACTATAATGTAACTAAAACCACTACATCTTTTTATTCATACCACGATGAAGCTGGTACTGATACTGCTTTAGCTTACGGAAGTGCTTATGATTTGGCACAATCTACTGCTGATAAAAAAATTCTTTCATTAATTGGTAATGGATCAGATGAGTGTGCAGTTGGAACTTTTCAAATTTTTAATTCATCAAGCACAACATATGCTAAGCATTTTATTAGTAGAGGAAATGTTTATAATAGAGCAGATTATAGTAACGAATGGTATATTGCTGGATATGCCAACACCACTTTAGCACTAACCAATATAAAATTCCAAATGTCTAGCGGAAACATAGATGATGGTAAGATATTGATGTTTGGGATTAATTAGGATATAAAGGAGCGATTATGCCACATAAAATAGTAAATGGACAACAAATAGAGCTTACAGAAGCAGAAATAGCAGCAAGAGCCGCTGAAGAAGCAGCATGGAACGCTGGTGCTTTTGACAGAGCTATGGTAAATTTAAGATCTAAAAGAGATAATCTTTTAGCAGCTACAGATTATTTAGCACTATCAGATCAAACATTATCTGCAGAGATGTCTGCTTACAGACAAACTTTAAGGGATATTACAAATGGTCTAACAACAGTTGAAGAAGTTAACGCTGTGACCTGGCCAACAAAACCATAAGGAAGTAAATGAGTAGTATTATAAAAGTCGACACCATACAAGACCAAGACGGCAATAACATTATCAATGAAAATGCTGATACGATCACTATTGGAGCATCGGGTGACACAATTACCATTCCTAGTGGTGCAACACTAACGAATAACGGAACAGCAACAGGTTTTGGCCTAACATGGCAATCAGTTCAAACAACAGGTTTTACAGCAGTTAAAGGTAATGCTTATCCTTGCAATACAACATCAGCAGGATTCACAGTTACACTTCCTGCAACTCCATCTGCTGGAGATCAAGTTCAGTTAGTGGATTATGCAGGAACGTTTGATAGTAATAATTTAACTATAAATCCAAATGGAAATAATATAACAGGACAAGGATCAAATGTTATAAGTGTTACTGAAAGAGTTGCATTAACTTTAACTTATATAGATGCAACGCAAGGTTGGATTGCAAGTTCAGGTTATGCTGAAGGAACTGCTGGATTTGCTATTCCTTATACAGCAGATTTTTTAGTCATCGCTGGAGGAGGTGGCGGTGGTTCAGGAGCTTCTTCTGGTGGTGGAGGAGCAGGAGGATATAGAAATTCTTATTCAACAGAAACTTCTGGCGGAGGTTCAAGTAGCGAAACAAGTCTAACATTTTTACCAAATATAGTTTATACAGTTACAGTTGGAGGTGGTGGAGCAGCCGCAACAAATGGTGTTGATTCATCTATATCAGGTTCAAATATAACAACAATTACTTCAGTCGGTGGTGGAGCAGGTAAGGCATCTGGCAATGCAGGTAATTCTGGAGGATCTGGTGGAGGAGGTGGTGCTTATGCAAATGATTATTCGACAACAAGAGCACAAGGTACTGCTAATCAAGGTTATCAAGGTGGAGCAGGATATAGAACAGCAGGAAGTGTTGGCGACCAAAATCCAGTCGGTGGACAAGGCGGCGGTGGTGGCGGAGCTGGTGCAGAAGGCTCCGATGTTGGTTCTAGTACAGCATCACAAGCTGGTGCAGGTGGAAATGGTTTAGCTTCATCTATTACAGGTTCTTCAACAACAAGAGCTGGTGGTGGTGGAGGAGGTGTTAACGTAAGTGGAACAGCAAATTCAGGAGGTACTGGTGGTGGAGGTAATGGATCAGTAAGTACAACTAATGGAATAGCAGGAACAGTTAATACTGGAAGTGGTGGTGGAGGAACCGCTGGAGGTACAGGTGGTGCAGGAGGAAAAGGAGTTGTAATACTTCGTATGCCAACTGCTAATTATTCAGGAACTACAACAGGTTCTCCAACAGTTTCAACAGATGGATCAGATACAATACTTGTATTTAACGATTCAGGAAGTTACACAGGATAAATTATGGCATATTTTGCAAAATTAGGAACAGGAAATATAGTTGAAAAAGTAATCTCTATTAACAATGCTGTAATCACAGATGCTAATGGAGTGGAACAAGAACAACTAGGTGTAGATTTTATTAATAAATTATACAACACAAGAGATGTTTGGAAACAAACTTCCTATAACGGAAATATTAGAAAAAATTATGCAGGTGTTGGTTATCAATACGACCAACAAAGAGATGCTTTTATACCGCCTAAACCTTTCAATAGTTGGGTATTAAACGAAACAACTTGTCTATGGGAAGCACCAGTTGATTATCCTACAGATGGTGGTAAATATACATGGAATGAAACAAATCAAACATGGGATTTAGTAGAATAATATGAGTGAAATAAAAGTTAATAAAATTAGTCCACGATCAGGTACCAATGTCACTTTAGGAGACAGTGGTGATACCTTTACCATTCCTTCAGGTGCTACTTTAACAAACAGTGGTACCGCAACAGGTTTTGGACCTACAGGTGCAGTATCTTGGGATACAACAGCTAAAACTTCAGGATTTACAGCTGTATCAGGAACTGGGTATTTTTGTAATACCACTTCTGCAGGCTTTACGGTAACTTTACCTGCAACACCTTCAGCAGGTGATATTGTAGGTTTAGTAGATTACGCAGGAACGTTTGATACTAATGCTTTAGTTATAGATCCTAACGGAAACGACATTCAAGGTGGAACAAATAACTTACAATTATCGGGTGAAAGAGAAGGTGTAACACTAGTATATGTAGATTCAACACAAGGTTGGATTGCAACGTCAGGTATTAACGAAGGAACAGATGCTTTAGCACCAGTACCTTACTCAATAGATTTTTTAGTTATAGCTGGTGGTGGTGGAGGAGGATTAGATCAATTTACTGCAAGAGCAGGAGGTGGTGGTGGTGCTGGAGGATATAGAACATCAACTCAAACAATATCATCAGGAACAGTAATTACAGTAACAGTAGGAGATGGTGGTTCTGGTGGAGTTGCTGGAAGTACTCTTGGAACTGATGGTTCAAATTCTTCAATATCAGGAACAGGATTAACAACAATAACATCTTCTGGTGGAGGAGGAGGCGGTGGTGTAACTACTGCTCCAACTATTCAAAATGGAAATAATGGAGGAAGTGCAGGTGGAGGTGCTAACTCAGCTTTAGGAGGAACAGGTAACACTCCAGTAACATCACCTTCACAAGGAAATGATGGTGGAGATGGAGATGCTGGATTTAGTGGAGGAGGAGGCGGTGGTGCAACTGCTTCTGGAAGTAATGGTGTTAGTAGTACAGGTGGTGCTGGAGGTGCTGGTACAGCTTCATCAATAACAGGTTCATCAATAACAAGAGCTGGAGGTGGCGGTGGTAGTGGAACATCTACTGGTGGAGCTGGTGGAACTGGAGGCGGAGGAGCTGGTGGAACTGGAGCTGGTAATGGAACAAATGGAATAGTTAATACTGGTGGTGGCGGTGGTGGAGCGAGTAATGCTACAACAGGAAATGGAGGAAAAGGTGTTGTTATATTAAGTATGCCAGATGCAAGTTATTCAGGAACTACAACTGGTTCTCCAACTGTTGCTACAGGAGTTTCAGGAAAAACAGTTTTAACATTTACAGGTACAGGGAGTTACACAGCATAATGGCTAGTTTCGCAAAAATAGGATTAAATGGAAAAGTGATTGAAGTTCAATCAGTAGTCAATGAAGTTTTACATGATGCTAATGGAGTTGAACAAGAAGTTAATGGAATAGACTTTTTAACTAAATTAACTGGTTGGTCAATTTGGAAACAAACATCTTACAATACTCACGGTGGTGTACATGATAATGGTGGAACTCCTTTAAGAAAAAATCATGCTGGTATTGGTTACACTTATGATGAAGACAGAGATGCTTTTATAGCACCCAAACCTTTTAACTCTTGGATCTTAAATGAAGATACTTGTTTATGGGAAGCACCAGTTGCTAAACCAACAACAGAATTAGAAGAAAATCAATATTACTCTTGGAATGAATCTATTGTTAACTGGGAGATTCAAACAAAATAATATTTTACAAAAAGACATGAAAGCAAATTTAACTAATCAAATAGAAACAGAAAAAAATCTTGAAACTGTTTCTAAAACTAAGGAGTTTTAATACATGACTATAGTAAGTTTTATTATTGGAGTAATAGTAGGTTGTCTATTTAAAGATAAAATACTAGAAGGTATTTCAAAAATTAAAAATAAAATTTTAGATATAGTATCTAAATAACATGGCGAAAAAATCTGGAATAGGTATTAGTACCTTTATTAAACAGAAAAGAAGAAAACGTAAAGGTCGCCATTCAAAAAAAGATAAGAATACATATAGAGGACAAGGAAGAATATAATGGCTACATTACCAACAGGTGCAATAACACCTTCACAATCTCAGCAAACTGGCAGTAAATCAGCTGTCAATTTAGTTGGAAGTTTATTAAGTACACCTACGTTACCGCAGGGTACTACAATAACTCCTCAAGTACAGCAAGTACAACAAAATGAATTACTATCAACTCCAGGTGTAACTGGAACTGTTGCTGCTACTACCCCTACTGCTACTGCTGGTACTGCCGCTGCTTCACCTACAGGTACAGCTGCTCAAGTTACTGGAGTAACACCACAAACTGCTGCACAATATCAAGCTGCTTTAATAGGAACTGCTCCAACAATGACTGCTGCTCAAGGTACTGTTACTGCACCTATGACTGCAGCACAACAATCTTTAGCTACCTTAGATCCTAGAGCAACAGTACAAGGTCAATTAGCAAGTATTTCTCAAGATATACAACAATCTTTACAAACAGGTTCTCCTTTACCTGCATTTGCTAGAGGTGCTGCGGAAGCTGCAAAAGCTACTATGCAAGCTAGAGGATTAGGTTCTTCTACTATGTTAGGAGAAGCTTTAGCGGAAGGTATATTACAATCTTCTATACCTATAGCTGCTGCTGATGCTGAAACTTATAAACAAGTTATATTTCAAAACTTAGCTAATAACCAACAAGCTGCATTAGTCAATGCACAGTCTTATTTACAGATGGATTTATCTAATCTATCTAATCAGCAACAGGCTAATCTACAAAATTTACAAGCAAGACAACAGCAATTATTATCCGATAATGCTGCTAGAAATGCTGCACTTCAATTTAATGCTACCAGTCAGAATCAAGTAAATCAATTTTATTCTTCTTTAAATGCAAACATTCAAGAGCAAAATGCTAAACGAACGGATGCAATGAATCAATTTAATATATCTGAAGTTAATAAAGTAGAAGCTTTAAATGCTAAGAATATCACAGCAATTAATGATGCTAACGCACAACGAGAAGCTGCAATAGCACAATTTAATGCTACCTTAACAGATGCTAGACAAAGATTTAATGTAGAGAATCAGAGAATTATTGACCAATCCAATACAACTTGGAGAAGACAAATTAATACAGCAAACACAGCAGCAATTAATGCTGCCAATGAAACAAATGCAATGAACTTATTAAACTTAAGTAACTTTGCATTGTCATCTATGTGGCAACAATGGAGAGATGAAGCATCATGGGTTAATACTGCTTCTGAAAATGAGGCTAATAGAAATCATAACTTAGCGATTGCTGCTTTAGAAAGAGCAACTACTTTTGACTTACAAAACTCTGCACAAAAATCTGCACTCTATGCAATGCTAGGTCAATTTGGCATGAGTGTATTTAGTAATTATAAAACACCATAGGAGTAATTAATAATGCAAGACTTAAAATTAATATTTAATAGGGCTGCGAAGAATGTAGCAACAAGAGCAGCTACTGACTGGACAATGGGAAGTACAGATCCAGATCCAGGTGGAACTTATGAAGATGGTGTTTGGAAACCATCAAAGAAAAGTCCTTGGGAAAAAATTAAGGAAGCTTATCAAAAAACTGCACAAGAAGCAGCTAAAGGTACTTTTTATAATACCTATTTAAATACATTAAATATGTTACAAAAACAAAAGAAAACTTTACCAGGTAAAATTGCTATTGGTATGGAATCTCCAAGAACTTATGGAGGTCAGGCACCTGGAAGAAGTAAAGTTGCTACCGATACTTATAGAGAAAAACTAGGAGAAGTACAAGCAAGAATGAGAAGATTCGCAACAGAAAAATACTATGCAGGAATAGGTGGCTATGGCAAATCGTAATATACCTTTATCAGACTCAACCCAAGAACCTGGAATCAATCCATTTGATGCACCAGTACCAGGTCAATCTTTAACAGATACTCCTGGTAATTATCCATGGGAGCATCCACCAAGAAATACTAATCCAGAAGAATTATTAGAAGATCTTTGGGAAAGAATTACTACACCTCAAGCATTAGAAGAAATGCTTTCTATGCTAGATGCAGGTATACCTGTAGAAGCTATTGTTAGAGTTATTACATTTGCAGGATTTACAGAAGGTGAATTTACTCCAGATGTAGGATTTCTAATTATTGAACCTTTAATGGAAATGATTACTGCAATTGGTGTAAGAGCAGGTATTAAAAATTTAAGAATTTCATTAGAAGATTTAGACAATGAAAGTTTTATTAAAGATATGGGTAAATTAAAACATGCAGGTAAACAGGCAAAAGAACCTAGATTAATTGATGTTGAAGAAGTACCTCAATTACCACAACAATCTAAAGGATTATTAGCTAAACCTGAATCAATGGGAGAAATGTAATGGCGTTCGTAGCACCTTTTTTAATGGGAGCAATTGGAGAAGTCCAAAGACAAAGACAAGAGACTGATGATATCACAGGTAAAATTGTAGATACAGTTGCACCTTATATATTAAATAAAATTTTTGATGCAGAAAAATTATCTGAAAAACAAACTAAATTATTTAATGGATATTCAAATAGATATGGTGCTAACTTTGCACAGGTTGTAGCTAATGCTAATCTATTAGAAAGTGGTGATGAAAAAGAAGCAGATCTTTTAATTAAAAATTATTTTGGAACAGATGATTTACTTTCTGTTAAAAAAATGGTTGATGAGAAAGCTAAAGATTCTAAATCATTTCAAAAATTATTTGGACAAAATCCTATTACAGCTAGACAAAGAAGTATTAAAGATAAAAAAGAGTTTATTAACGAGCAATTTTCTGATAGAGCAAATCTGAAAAGATTAATGATTGACCCAGAACAAAAAAGAAGTGGGTTATCTGGATTTTTATTTGGTGATAGAATTACACAAGAGGATGTACCAGGTGCAACCCAACGATTAGCAGAAGGATTACAAATACCAACAACAGAATTAGCTGGTGCTCCATCACAAGATATCAGTACATTCCTAGGTATTAAGCCACTTACTGATTTATCTTTTACTGAATTGCAACAAAGAACAGATGCGGCATCTAGACAAAGAGTTAATAGTATTATGGCAGATGCTGAAAAAGCATTTGATAGAAGAAAAATATATGCTAATGTTTATTCAGGAAATAAAAAATTTAAAGAAGAATTTAATAAAATTCAAAAA